CGGTGGTCGCGTTCCACTGCCGATCGTGACGATGACACCACTGGTGCGGGTGACCGACGCCGAATTTTGCAGATATCTGCCCTGCGTGGGAACCCCGGCGTCCAGCAGCAGATCGGTGGTGATCGCCGCGTTGGGCAGCTTCGCGACGTTGACTTCTTCAATGAGCTGGTTGACAGTCGTCTGGATCCCGTCGAAGTTGGTATCCAGATCGATTGGGTAGTTCAAGTACTTAGACTTGCCGCCTGTGACGCCTTGTCCGGTGTTGAATGATAGGAGTAGATCCAGCGGGGTTGCCATTAGAAGACCTCGTTGTCTTGTGCGTCCAAGATGACATCGTTTCCGAACCCAGCGACGCCCCAGGCCAAGTTCTCTGAGTAGAAGTCGAAAGCTCGGCGCCCAAACGTCACGCCTTCGGACGGTCCACTCGTTGCCAGCTCTGTGGTTTCGTCCAGCAGCTGCACAGTTGCTGTGTTTTTGATCCGATCGCTTGCACCGACAACCAGCCATCGGCCGCCAGCGTTTCGCCTGATCTCCACGCCTTTGCCCTGACGTGCATACGCCCGCCCGCCCAGACCTGAGGAGGACTGAACAGGGACGTTCCGGACGGGCTTGTTACCGCCAATGTCCACATCGACCACGTAGACGGTGCGATCGATCGCAGCGGTGTCGTAGTTGAGGAGCTTGGGCTCGGTGAGCACAGTGCCCCGGCGTGACTCGCGCCGCTGGGCGATGTCTCTAGCGATGAGTTTCTGCGTGACACTGCTCATGGGTTGATACCAAAGGTTGTTTCAAACAGCTGGAGTGTAGCCATTTGTGGGTTAACGCGGGAGATGGTCCGCGTGATCTCGGTGATAACGAACTCCCGTAGATCGGGGAGGACAAATTTGTCCCACGGCTCAAGGCGCAGATCATGGCGCATCGCAGACGTCCATAGGTTTCCTCGCTTGCGGACGGTTTTCAGCTCGCGCAGCGCAATAGCGTCCACCTCAGCTTGTGTGTCGATAAGGTGATTTTCGACCAGCAGGCTACGAATGTCTTTGATGTCCAGGTTGTCGACACGGGCTCTCCCCTCCAGCTCCTGGAACACGTACTCGTACGGATCCCCGAGGATCTCGTACTCACCCCGGCCGATGGTCGCCTGGATCAGCGAGACGGAAATCGAAATGATTCCTTCGACGATGCGGCCAATCGGAATCGTTGGGCCGCCACCGACACCAGCCCAGGAGTCGGGGATGAAGCTGGCGGCCAGCCGGCCGACGTGGAGCGACGTGATGAGCGGCGCGTAGAACGCCCCATCCACCTTGATCCGCCCACCGCGTGTCCCACCGTCGTCGTCCACCGTGGGCACGTACTCTTCAGCACCGAAAGGGATAAGCGCTCCCGTAACCGACGAGATCTTTTTCAGCCTCGTGTTCTCAGCCTGCTGTGTCTGATCGTCTGACCAGAAGACCTTGATGCTGCTTCCGCCCCCGAAGAAGCCCATCGTGATATTAGCTGTAGCTAATACCTGCGACGGCTGTGGGATCTTCGTCATCTCCGAGGCGAGCCCCGTTATGATCACCTCGTTCTGGTTCTCAAGCGGCGAAAACGGTCTCGCAAATTCAGTGAACATGTCCTCGTTGGTGTACGAAACCGCCGGCCCCTTCTCGCTGGTTGCCTCCGTGAAAGCCAGCACTCCATCCCCACGGAAATACGGGACGGCTCCGTCCGCGAACGCGATCTTCGCCAGCGCTGTCATCGGGCTTTCGTCCACGATCTGTGTCGTAGCCTGCGTCGTCAGCTGGGCACCTAGCCCGCCGATCACAAACTCGCTGGCGCCCAGACCGACCTCGTCCTCGAGAATTGACGTCATCATCGTGGCGTAGGACACACCCTGATCAAAGGGGGCCGAGGTGATCACTTGCTTCAGTAGCTCAGACGTGCGGTCTTCCGCAGCGATCTCCAGAATGGCGTTGTCCGCTCGATCCCGCCCACTCGCGCCAGGCCTGCCTACGAGACGGCCAGTGAACGTCTTCACCCAGAGTGATTCCGCCAGGCTCGTATCGCCTTCGGTGATCTGGATGATGTTGCCCGCCCGGAGCCAGCGTTTTTCAGATCCAAATTGCGGATCGTAGAGGAGATTCTTGTCAGAGATCGACATCGTCAGGCTGTTTCCCATGACGGAACCCTGCACAAAATCGCTCGATCGTTCGGTGATCGTGATGGTGGTGACAAGCGAAGTGATATCGAGTGGTCCTGTGATGGCATCGAGGGTCAAGCCCTGAACAAACCGGCTCATCGTGTCGGGAGTGGCATTCGTTCGCGTGCTGCGGATGTCGTAGATCTCCACCTTCCAAGCGCGCTGCTGCCACTTGTTCTCCTGAACGGCCTCCAACTCCGGCGAGAGCGTGCGCACTCTAGACCTCGCTTACGATCTTCAGATCCAGCTCGACGGTGCGATCGATGATCCCCGTCGCGACCGCGTCGAGAGTACCCGCTGGGTAACTTCCCCACTCCGTGACGTCCAGCTTCTGTGGGGAACCGCCAACGCGGATGTCCAGCAGGATCACGTTGTAGACGGTAGTTGTCCTGTCCTTGGGCGCCCATTCGATGAAGATCTCCGGATCCTGGACTGCTGGTGGGTTGATGCATAGCTCGTAGAGGCGGCGGAAGAAGGAAGCCTCCATGCTGGCCTGCCCACCGTCGCCCGGCCAGATCTCGGTCACGATGACGTCGTCCAGGGCGTTCTGCGTGACAAACGCCTGCGTCGTGCCCAGAGTGCGGATCGTCTCGGAGGTGGGCGGCGAGAGCGGCGTCTGGTCGAAGTTGATCGTGCGAGCCGGATTCCGGTTGTACGTGACAATCGGAAAATTCGCGGAGTCCGGGTGCGTCAGGGTTCGTGGGGCCGATGACCCAGAGCTGGCAGCCTCTACAATGGTCACCGCCTGCGTGGCCGTGGTGCTCTCAGCTGCCAGAATTTCCCAAGTTGTTTCTTCAGTGGTTGCCATTAGAAGTCCGGGTGCGTTGGGATGACGATGCGGAATGTAACGTCAGTCGTCAGCGTCGTTGGGGCTGTGTACGTGCTCGAGATCTGTCCATTCTCGTTTGTCCGTGTCGAAGTATCAACCGTCAGCGAGCCAGGCCCGCTAGCAATTTCAAGCCAGCAGTTTAGCCCAACTGCCGGATTGTTGTTCTGATCCACGACCGTCCCCGTGACACGCGTGCCCCCGTTGAGGTAGATCGTCCGGTCAACCGCGATCGATCCGGTGTACGTCAGCTCCGGCACATTCCAGTGGATGATGACCGCCACGTTGAACGGGTCGGGGTCAGCCGAAGCATCCTGGCTCACCGCGTCAGGAATGTGGAGCCACAGGATGAAAACAGCCTCGCCTGCCGTTGCGTTCGTCGGCACCGTCCTGGTGACCCAGATTGGCAAGTACTGGCTGGAGCCGACGGTTCCTGTGCCCCAGATAGGGGCGGCCGTGGCCTCGGAATAGTTGTTGTCCGCGGCCTGGCCGTCTTCCCATCCCGGGTTGATCACTCCATCCAACCCAGCGACCTGGTCGAAGCGTGTGTAGGGATCGTCCCTGGCGTCGGCGATCTGCGGATATTCGATCAGATTCTGGCCCTGGCCACCCACCATGATCTTCAGGTCACACCCGTTGGGTTGGATGGGCTGGACCCAATAGCGGTAGTTGTTTTCCCCACCGGTCCCAGACTGGAACATCATGATCATCCGGCTGTCTTCAAAGCCGCCCGGAAGTTCTGACAGCAGCACGTCCTGAAACAAGCTCTCCCGCTTGAATGTGCGAAACGTGTCGCCACTAGCGGGTAGGGCGGGGAGCGGACGATCAAGGGTGATGTCACCAGTAGAGTAGTTTACAGCCGTAATCTTTGCGAAGCTTCCCCCCGCCGCGCCGTCAACGATCGTGAGCCAGTCTCCGACTTCTGGATCTGTTCCGCCTCCGCCGTCATTAGTCTGAGTATCCCGAACAACCGTCGGAACAGTCGCTGTAGCATCGAGTGTTTCCTCTCTATAAAGCAGCGAGCTGTTAACAAAAGTGCTGAAAATTGGAAACCCACCCAGAGACAAGAGTGGGTTCGACTGCGCATTTGTGTTCACCGTATTTGTATAGGTGAATTTAAGGAGCCGTCCGAGGAGCGCCATTAGACCGTCGCCGACAGGTTGTCCAGTTCGCCTTCCACTGCGGCCGCTGGGTAGGAGACCGAAGCGTACGCAACACCGTTCACGTCCGTGAGCCCTGAGGAGCCGAGGAGCGTACCGTGGGCTGGGGTTAGCTTTACACCTCGGTGGCGGTACCGGACGTAGATGGTTTGCGTGGGCCACGATCCAACCGGTGTCAGGACGCCAGTGCCATAGTTGACCGTGTAGTCCGTAGTCTCAACCAAAAGGGTGCCGCCGTTATCCACGTCGTTAGTGTGCCGAACGTCCAAGGATCCATCCTCATCGATCACTGCCGCCGCTACCGCGTATGTACCGGATCCGGTTGCCGTTCCGTCAAACGACTCGGCCCGCGTGGATTCTCGGGTCAGCGTAAACGTGACCTGCACGCTCGTCGCCCGTTGGCCCAGATCGGTGTTCGCGACTACGCGCGCACGAACGACCCGATCAGCTGTGACTGCGGTCTCCGGCGTGGGCTGACTTAGTCGATCAACAACAACCGCTCTCTGAAAGCGGATCAGGTTCGAGTAGCCGGCGTCTGGAGCACTAACCGTGTCGTCGTTGTTTACAAAAGGTCGTCCGATCCAGGAGATATAGGTTCGGGACGGCGGGTGATAGTACAGCGCTGGGTTCCGCTCGTTAACGCCGTCGTTCGCGCCTGTGGAGTTCGGACCTCCGTCCGTGATCGGTTCCCACGGAACGTCGATGGAGCCCAGAAAGGTGCGGCGGTTGTGGATGCGGACCTTTCCGGTTTGCACGTTGAACGGGTTGAAGTCGTAAACCGTTACGTAGTTACGCGTAACGGTCGAGGTCCAGCTAGCCACTCCTGGCGGCGCAACGGTGCGGCCGGCGATTTCAAACGTCGCGTCCAAGACGCCATCTTCCAGGGAGAACACATGCAGCTCACCCTTCGGGTTCGCGAACGAAGATCCCTCATCCGCCACGAACTGGGCTCTGCGCCAGATGATTGAGCGCGAATCGATCGTCGGTTCTGCGCCGTCATCCGTTGAGGCAGAGTCGGCGATCGTGGGGATGTCCAAGAACCCAACAGCCTCGTTCGTGTTCAGGTCAATCCAGGCCCAGATCGGATCGGTGTTGTTACCGGCGCCGCCGCCGATCAGGTTGATGCTCGCCACTTTTGCGAGCGCTAGCCCTTTGGTGAATGACGTACCGCGGGTGACTTCGCTGTAGCCGGTCGTGTTAGTCATGCCCTCAAAGATGACAACTGAGGATCCTTCGGTAGCGGCGGCTGCGTCCGCATAGTAGCCGGCTGTTCCGCTCGCGATCGCACCCGTCTGGAAGTCATCGGTCACCGTTGGCCAGACGTTAGTCGTGATCGGCGTACCGGTAAGCTCATCGTAGATGAAATGCTCGAAAGTCGCGTTTACGAACCCATAAAACTGCTGTGTTCCAGTCGCCAGGTTCGGTTGACCGGCCTTAAGCCGACCCGGGGTGGTCGTGCCATACGTTGCGACGTCCGGCTGAAACCAGCCGATCGAGGTGTTGCGGTGCAGTGCGTCACACGCATAAACCGAAGGGTTCAGCGCTGTGGCCCCACCGACGAGTTCCTTCTTGATCCGCGACCGCGTGATGATTCGATCACGAATCGCGTCGTACACGCCAGGGGTGTTAGAGCTTCCGAGGCGCTGCCCGTCCCCAGTACCTGGATTCCATCCGGTGGAAATATCATTTTCGCCCGGAGGTGCGTCGCGCTGGACAACGGCGGTCAGGTACCCGTTGACCCAGGTGATCAGCTCCTTGAATTCTACAATCGCGAGCGGCATCAGCTCCCTCCAGGCAACGCTGACTTGGTGATCGACTCGATCAGCGGGTTCGTTTTACTGATCGCTTCGAAGATCTCACCGACCTTTGCCCCTACATCCACGTTCTGTGCTTGCTTGTGCAGAGCAAGCTGCTCTTCCAAGCTCGAAGCGATTCGCTCCAGGAGGTCGTTCGTGCGTCGGTGCTCTTCGCGGTTGGTTCCAAACATGTTTTTCTCCTTGTATTAGGCGGCGGCCAACGGGGCTCCACCATTAGCCAGCGCGGCTAGATCAGAATCAGTTCCGCTGCCAGTTGTTCCTGAGATACTATTGGCGAGAATTGCCCGAAGCACACCCGTCTGCGTTCTTGTCTCTTCCAGGAGCGGCTCGACAGCGTCCGCGATATTAGCGCCGACGTTCGCGATAGCAATCTCCTGCGGGCCTGCGACAATGCCACGGACAGCCTGAGTACTCGTGATGGCGGATTGTACGTTCCCGGCCGATGAGCCGGATGTGTTGCCGCCACCGCCGAGAAGAGCGGACAGCCCCTGCAGAGCTGCAAACTGCAGGGCTCCCGAAAGAGCGTTCCCTAGCTCGCCGGCTGACTCACCGAACACCGTCTTCAGCGCCGGTCCCAGAGCATCCGCTGCACTCTGGAAGGCCTCGGACAGGAGGCTCTCCGCGAAGTCGAACGAACTCTGGAAGCTCTCTACCAGCGCTTCGTTGGCTGCGGTCTCGAGGTTGTTTCGAAGCGCTCCGAACAGATCGTCCCCGTCCTGTATCGCAGAGGCGATGCCATCTCGAAAGGATGTGGAGATGCGTTCGGACAGATCTCTTGGGACGAGAATGTCCTCTCTGCCGCGCTCCTCTTCGATGTCTGTCCGACGAGCGGCCGCACGCTCGAAGAAGTCCGGCGGATCCCGAGGCGGGTCGTCAACAACAGGGACTTCCTCAGCAGCTGCCGCTCGGAGACCATCGGCCAACGCGCGAGCGGTGTTTGCCAGCTTCGTTGCTTTGACATCCGCTACATCGATGCCTGTCGCGAGTTCCAGGAACGATCTGTCGCTGAAGTTCTCGATCGTGTCGAGCAGAGACTCAAACGAAGCCTCGGCGTCCTCGGCGGTCGCCGCCGCCTGGGCGTCTGCCAACTGAACATCCGTATCGGACGCAAGACCAAGGAAGCGGAGGAACCGCTGGAGTAGCCGGTTAGATTCAGCGAGACCCTGAAGGAACGTAACGAAAGCGGTGTTTAGCGCCTGCACGGCTACAACGCCCGATTTTCCTAGGAAAGAGAACGCCTCGCTGAGAGCGCTGAAGATCGGAGCGAAACCACCAATGGAAACTCGGAAGGCATTGAACCGGTCGATGACGTCAGCGATGAAGTCGATCGCAGAGGCAAGAGCCACCACGAGTCGTTCAGCAAGCCCGTCGGACAGATCGAAGATGGACTTCGTCAGATCCTGCGTCAGACCGGTGGAGCGCTGGATGATCGAGAAGGCCTTGATGATCGCGTTCCGCACAGCGTTGAACGCCTGGGCGAAGGTGAAGATGACTTCCCCGTTCTCGAGCTTCTCCTGGAACCGCTCGACCGCGATCTCAAGGGCAGGGAACACAGTCTCCGCGTTCAACCGGCCTTGACGACCGAGTTCCTTAAGCGCACCGATGGGCTCACCCAGGACGTCGGCCAGCTCCTGGGCTAATTGGGGCAGATTCTCTCTGAGGGAGCGCAGCTCCTCACCTGACAGATTATCGGACGCGAGGCCCTGACCAAGCTGGAGGAGGGCTGCTTCAGCTTCGCGAGCGGTCGAACCAGAGACCAACAGCGCCGCGTTCAATCCCTCGACAACACTGATGACGCGAGCAGTGCCCACGCCCAGGTCTCGCGTACCGACGGAGAGCCGCTGGAAGAGACGCGAGGTGCTCTCGATCGACTGGCCTGTCCGAGAGGCGACGTCGAAAAGTCGATCCTGAACCGAGATGAAGACCTCGGTCGAAGACGTCACTGTGCGGATTCGGTTGCCCACCTGGGTGGCCGCATCCGACAGACGCAACAGCTCGCGGACCCCGAGGCCGACGCCGATCGTTGCGAGTGCCGCGCCTAGCGCACGAACCGCGACTGTGGCGACTCGACTCGAACGACCGATCCCTCGGATCCCAGCCTGAGCCACTCGGGCGCCACGCGTGGTGACGACGATGTTAATAGTTTCTGTGACCATCAGCGGATCCTAAGTTCCCGGGTCCGAGCAATTCCCCGCTTTACGCCATCAGTCACAGCTCGACTAACGAACTGAGCTGCCGCTTGTGGCGAATAGCCTCGGTTCAGTAATTCGATGTAGTCTGCGTTGTTTGTGATGTAGAACGTATCGCCCAGGCGGAGGAGTTGGGCGAGGGAGCTGATGCGTGCAGGCGCGGCAGTCGCGGTCGGGTCAAGGGTGGTTGTTGCGCTGATTGGAGGAGCATTGAGTCCGGGAACCCAGTTGCCGCGAGCAAATCCCGTATCTACAGGTGTTCGTTCCACGACTTCGGTTCCCACCTCATCGATGATATTGCGCTCGATGCTGAGGACGAACTCACCCAGCCCCTTCGCCACCCGTTCCAGGCGTCGCAGCGTTCCCCCCATGTTCGTTCGGATGGCCATCGTCTTCGAAGTTCTTCCTGTAGTCTGCGATTTCGAACAGTATATCAAACTCCTGCGGATGACTCTTGAACCACGCGAAAACCTCCTGCTCGCTCATTTTTGGTTCCGAGTCGAGCACGACGCCACAGGCATAGGCCTGCATGAGGATCTCCCGCTCTCGCTCTTCGCTCAAACGCCCCAGCTGCATCGCCAGAATGTGAGGCTGTATGTAGGCCATTGTGGCCGCGCGGAAGTACTCGTTCAGCTCCGTGTCGCCAGCGCCGATGACCATCTTGATCAGGGTTCCGTCGTCCTCGTTGTGGAACTCCATCGTGTGCGTTTTCAATCCAGGTCCCCCCTCTTGAGCAACATAGAGATTCGGCTTGCGAGCTTCGCTCCCTCCGCGCTGTGTGTATTTGCCCCCGATTCGTTGCCATCAGCACCGATCGATTTTAGATAGGCCTTCATCGCCTTCGCTTTGCCTTTCGAGGCCAGTAGGTCCGCTACCGCCGCCTGGACCCCCATCGCAGTGATCGCGAAGCTCTGACCCTGAGCCTTGACTTCTATCTCGAGCGCTGCGTTGAATTGCTCGTCAGTCAGTTCATGGACGAGTCGCTCTGGGGTTGAACCCCACCGGCGGGCGAGGAAACAGAGTCCTGCCCACTCGGCTTGCTCTCGGTCGGACTCGTCGACAGCATCGGTCCGAGCAGGCTCCCGACTTTTCCCGCTAGTCCGCCGCCATCCGGCGCCATCACATTGAGCAGCCAGACAGTCTGCACGATTGCAGCAAGATCTTCCCAGTCCAGATCATCCCATTCCAAGTCTTCTGGCATAACGGTGGAGACGCGTGCGATCTCTGCGCACTCCTCTTCAGCGTGCATGAAAACTTCGGCAAGGCCCAGGTTCAGGGCCTGACCTTCCATGCCAGCGACCTTCGCGAATAGGGCGGCTAGTCGAGGGCGAAGCTCGGCGCGGTCTCGCATCTTCCATTTTCGAACTGTTACGTGACGGGTGTCGCCGAGTACCGCCACCTCCACATTGCGCGGGTGAGCGATCGTACCTTCTGTCATTTCTGTCTCCGAAGTATGCCGGGGTATTGGACTAGCAAGTGGGGGCGACGCACACGGCCATGACCGCAATACGCCGCCCCCTTACCAGGGGGCTGGTAATTACGCGT